TTTAATCTTTTCAAGTGCAATGTGTAAACGTTCGTCGGTTATTGTCTCTTTGCGTTTGCCCGTTTGCTCACCGCTAGCGTCGATGTCTTTATCGGTTACAAGTCCTAACATTGACGAAAGGCAGTATCTTCTAAAGTAAGTTATCGCACTACCCATAACCTGAAAGTCGTTCATTCCTTTGAGTTGTACGTTCATTGGAATATCTGTTTTGCTTTCAATTGACTCACCGCTTTCAACGTGAAAAATGATAGTGACCATTTGATTTTCTTGAAGCAATTGTGTGAAGCCTAATCCGTTCTTTTTCATTAATGGATTGATTACTTTGTAGATTGCTGTAAGGTCTGCATATGAGTAGCCAAAACCTTGAGTGCCTTTGTGTATTGTTGGTACTTCCTGTTGAAAGTTTGCCAATGCTTTGTATAAATTTTTCATGATACAATTAATTTAACGTTGTTTTTCTTAAAGATTGTCATTTCTAAATCGTATTCTACTGAGTCCCAATTAATGTTTAGGTCATCAATTAGTATGTCTTGTTCAAATGCCCCTAAAACGATTGACCCGTTATAAACGCTAATTGAAAAGAACTTGGAAGCGTCGACCTTCTGAAGTATCAACGCTAATTTTCTAAGGTTTGTTTTCATGTGTGTGTTTTTTATAGTTAGTAATAAGCCCAAAGGCTCAACTTGTTTTATTAGTACGTCAAAGAATTATACAACAAATATAAACATTAATTATTAATCTGCAACATTTCTTGAAAGTTTTTTAAATTATTTATTAAATAATATTTGAAACCTTGCGCTTCAAGTTGTTTCTGTTGGTACTTTTGAAGCTCTGATTGTTTGCCAATCAACGATTTAAACTCAACAAAGATTGTTTTACCGTTTTTAAAAATAACTGAGTCAGGAAATCCGTTTACATTGCACTTTATTATCTTTAATACATACCACCCTTTAGATTTAGCATACTTCAAACATGATGCTTGTATTTTACTTTCTAACATTAGAATAGTTTTTGTTGTGCTGTGTGGTTATTAATTCTTTGCACTGCCTTATCAAAATACTCCTTATCCAATTCACACGCTGTCAAGTCAAACCCATAATCATGACAAGCTATCGCTATACTTCCACTGCCTAAATGCGTGTCAATTATCTTATCACCTTGTTTTGCGTATTTGTCTAATAGCCATTTATATAATTGTGGCGGTTTTTGTGTTGGATGAAACTTTTCACTTTTGTTTAAATAAGCTGAATATCTAAATATTTTATTAGCACCATTAAAAGAAGTCCAAGCATATTCACAATCTGAAAAAGATAAGCCCTCTGGCACTTCTTTATCCCAAATAATAAATTTATTGCATATTCCTAAATTAAAATAATTACCACCCCAAATTATTTGATTTTTAGATACTCTTTGTAATTCTATAAAGTATTCGTCTTTTGGTATTTCGTTATCCCAGTCTTTTGCTTTCCATTTTCTATTTTTTGCCTTACTTGCTTTTTTTGTATTTCCAATTCCCATATTCATATTGCCTGCATTTATCCCATACGGCGGGTCAACAATAGCCAAATCAAAGTAGTTGTCAGGATAGCGAGCCATTAGCTCCATGTTGTCTTCGTTAGTTATTTTTAACATATTGTTTAAGTGTAAAGTTTTTCTTTTGTGAAACTGTCTTATGTATTTTCTCGCTTAACGAACCTTTGCCATAAACAAAGTATACATCATTAACGGGTCTTTCTTTTACGGTCATGCGGTCTCTCGCTTGGATGAAATTTGTGCCTGAATAACCAAACGAATAGAACACTAAGCAATGCGCCTTTGACAGGTTCACACCCATTGCGCTACTGTATTGTTGACCTATGTAATGTTTATCAGTTCTATTAAATTCGTCTAAGTCGGTTGTAAAGTTAGGGAATACAAGTTTTAATAGTTCAAACTCCTCAACAAAGTAGTAAAGTATTGCAAGTTTTTTGCCTTCAAAGTAATCTCTAATAAATTCAGCTTTGCGTGTGTTTAATATCATTGATTTACCATTCTCAAATTTAATTGTGCCAGACTCCAATTGGTGTACCTTCTGAAGTAGCTTAACCGGTGTATCTGCTAATATAACATTTTCTTTACCTTCAATGATTAAATCTTTTTCTAAACGCTCGATTAAGTTACGACAAAGTGTAGGATAATAGATCACGTGTTCGTTAACCTTTGATTCAAAGCCTGACTCTTCTTGAGTGAACTTTAATATGTATGGTTGTATAACTGCATCTATTAAATCAATCTTTGCATCTGAGTAGTCGTTAATCAATCCATGACCTAACTGCCTTTGCTTAACATTTACGAAAGTCTTTGACCATTGATAAAAGTTTTTATATTGTGCAAATGGGTTGTATGCACTAAGCCAAAACTGATGGTACCATTGCGAGTAAGATTCTGCAGATGGTGTACCCGAAAGTAATATCATTGGTACACGTGAAAACCGTAACTTAAAATCTTTCGTCCTATTACTTGGTTTAGGAAACGCACCCATAGAATGCGCTTCGTCTTGTATAACGATATCAAAATCATTGTCTGTTACCTTTTGTAATGACTCATTATTTATTACCGTTAAACCGAAAGTAAAGCCAAAATCTTTGTAATCACTTTCAATTGATCCAATAGCTTTTTTCTTTGTTAAGAATAGCACTTTTTTAGCCCCGTATAGTCTACATGTTTCAAGTGCCGTTGCAGTTTTTCCAACACGCACGCTGAACTGAAGGTAAACCATTTGCTTTTCTTTTAATATATCAACCGCTTTTTTAGATAGGTCAACTTGATATTCTCTAAGTTCTAAAATGGACATTCTTCTACTTTTTTAAATTCGTTACTACTTGATATTTCAAACCATCTTTGACCATTGGAATTACCTTCCGTGTAAATCTTACCGTAATACGCACAATACTTTTGAATCCATATAGTAAAACGTTTTGTTTTTAACCAACTTCTGAAATCTTTGTTTTCCTGTAAGAAGTTTTCAAAACAAACGCTTTTAATATGTCGGTGGTCTTCCTGTACGTTACCATCTCCAATCCATTCAAGGAACTCGGAAGACGTTTCGTTGATTAATTTTCTATGTTCTAAGTTTGTAAAGTCGAAAGGAACCAAGCCTTTTTCAAGGTAAAATTTTTGGCAGTTAATCATAAAATGGTCAAACCTTGCCCACTCGTTATCGTCCCAATCATCAAAAAGCATGTGACCAAACTCATCAAGTGGCGTGTGACTTGCATTGAAATAGCTTGACATTTCAACTTCAAACTTCCTGCGTTCAAAAGACCCTCCAACACCTCCAATAGTGTAGTTTGTTGTAATTACTATTTTTGGTGATTTAGTTACAGGTAACTTTATTGCATCCTGACCTTTGTATTCTAAAGTTATACCTTCCGTTATTAATGAGAATAAAGATTCAAATTGAAAGTTCTTTTTAACGTCATCAAATACAAGTAACTGCGTATCAACAGGTACAGATTGATAAGGAAATGACTTCGTGAATTCAAACGTTTTACCATCGATTGCAGAAACTTTTTTCATTTTACCAAGGGCATTCCAAAATAATGATTTTCCCGAACCACCATTTGGATTGTCTGAAATTGTTTCATCGTTAAATATTATTGCTTTGTTGTTTGCACTTGTTTTGTAGGAGTGCATCAAGTAGCCAATAACAGATTTTAAACTTTCATATTTGTTTTTGTTCTGCGATGAAGCTAACCAAAGGAATTTTCTAAACTCTGAATCGTGGTGATCAGCATCTATAAAGTCACGGTCTATTACTTGTTTTTTCCAAACAAAACCTTTTAAATCTTCGTAGCTCATTTTTTGGTAACCATCTTTAAAAACTTTGATTACACAATTACGATAGTATAAAATTGCAAAGTCAGAACCATCTTCCTCAATATTGAATTTTGCTGTTTCAAGCATTGACAAATATTGTGGCGTAAATGATTTTGTACTACCTGCTACTAAATCAAAAGGCTCTAAACTATCACTGCTTAATAATTCATTTAGTACGTGGTCTTTAATTTGAAACTCTGTAACTTCGTCAACAAAATTCCCTTCCTTAGTTATGAAAGTAAAAGTCTTTGATTTATCAATTGGAAAGTGTTTGAAAAAGTTTTTGTTTTCTAAGTAAAATTTAAACTTGTGATGTGAAACAACTAACTTCCCTTCCTCGTTATGGCTCCAAAATTTGTTAACGTCAATTTTACTTTTCTGTGCTATTATTTCAGCATCTAATTTGTCAGTGTTTAAATCAGGAAAAGATTTTCTAATATAATCATTTGTTTTACCAACTAAAATCATATTTGAAATAGTCTTCAATTTAGACTTATCTTCAAATTGTTTAGTCCCAAAGTTAGCTGTATGTTTATAAGCTGAATTAATTAAGGCAATTATTTCTTTACTATCAAAATCCTTTTGTTCGTTTGCAAGGATATATTTTTCAGCAATAAATCTTTCAACTCCAAAATCATTAAATGCAAGTGCAAGTTTATGAAAACTATTATTACGATTTACACCATTGTAAGACTTCTTAAACCATACCATTAACCTATTTGCAATTTGGTCTTGGTCAGTCAAAGGTATGTTAGTAATAACACCTAAACTGCTGTTTATTTCCACTAATTCAGTTCGCTCAAAGTCAACGTATAAATCTGACTCTAAATTTATATGAATATCAGGGTCGTATGACTCAAAACAAAGGCGGCTCAAGTCCTGACCCGATGTATCTATTGTATTACTTCCGTAGCTTTCGTTAACCCATTGGAAATGCTTTACAATTGATTTATAGTATTTGTTATATTCGTCATTCGATTCAATAGAAGGAATCTTAATCAAAGCCTTTAAACCATCGCCTGAAGGACTTATCCACGTTGAATATACGTAACTATCTATTTTTAGTTTTTCCTTTAACTCTAAAACTAAATCATAGCTTTTTAGTTTATCAAAATCCAATATAGCTAAG